AGAAAAAGCAGAGTTTATGTCAGCGCTTAATGAAGTGGACTTAGATCCTGAGTTCTTTAGGATTGCGCATAAGTTTTTTAACTTCAGCAGAATCGAGCTGCTTTAGTTCTTCTGCAAACTCAGGATCTAAGTCCACTTCATTAAGCGCTGACATAAACTCTGCTTTTTCTAGCGTAGGGTCGTCAGACTCTCTTAAAACTTGGTACCAAGGTTGCTGCTGTAACTCTGCTTTATAATCTATCGCTGACCATTCTCCCACAGCATCAGCATCTTCGAGACCAAACAAATCTGCCACAAGCTTATCACTTACTCTGCCTACCCCAGGTACATCGAGAGCTTCTCTATTGGATTCCTGCAGTTCAGTAAACGCTTGTTGAGCTTCTTCTGCTCCACCTACTAGAGGTTCTAATGCTGCTGAGTGTGCTTGTATCCAGCTAGTGAACTCTTCACCAAACTGCTCTTCCATTTGTTCTTTGGCTTCTGTGTCGTCTTCACCTAATGCGAGGTACTTAGTAATTTGTTTAGTTATCTCTTCATCGTCTAGTATGTCCTTGAGCTCTCTCTCTTCTCCCATCCATTCAACAGTTTCTGCTGCTTCTATCTGCTGTTCGATATCTTCTACACCCATCTCAGCACCAGCTATACCTAATTGACTGAGATCTCTAAGTTCTCTTCTTATCTCTTTACGTCTGGCAGGTGTTATGTCTCGGCGTAGTTCACGCTTAAGGTCTTGGAATCTTGATAACTCTGACCTCTGCATGTCTGCTGCTGTTTCCCTTAGCTGTTCTAGGCTCATGCCAGCCCACTCAGGCCCTAGTAGTCCAGTCAAATCTTCTGGTGTTAGTCCAAGCTCAGTAGGATCAAGAGTACCCAGAGTCACCTGGTCAGGGTCTAATATCTGTCCAGCTATCTGTCTACCTGTAGCCTCATCTTTATCTAGCATGTACTGACTTATGTCTTGAGCTGTTTGTAGCTCCCCACCAGTTGCCTGCTGCACTGCTACAATAGCCTCATTAATTGACTGCTGGTCTCCGGCATTCAGCGCTGTAGAATAAGCGTCTAGAGCTGCTTGTAGCTCAGGAGATTCTGCTTCAAACTGTAGAGCGGCCTGATCCCCTTGGTATCCCTGAGCGAACTGACGTTGAATTATGTCATCTACACGAGATTCTAGTGACCCAAGTGTGCGTAACTTCTCTGCCTTTTCTTTAGCTGATTGCTCTGCCTGCGTGGCTATTTCCCTACTTTGCTGCATCCTGTCCTGGTAAGTTAGTGTTTTCTCAGGATCAACATCAACTCTAAGCGCTTGTTGTTTCTGGGCTTTGCTGCCAGCCATTTTAGCTTGATCTTGGGTTGCGCCCACACCGCCAGCTCCTACAGGTGTTACAGGCTGAGCTGGCATCTGTTGTTCTTCGGACAACTGCTGTATACTCTTAGCTTCTTCATCGCTAACGTATACTAGCTGACCATTTCTTTTTACCATTGGCATGTGCTAATTCCTCTTGTATATGATTATAACATATTCCAAGTTATCTGTCAAGAGCTTATTTCCCCGCTAGATCCAGGCTGTTGGATACCACGCTGAGTGAGCGGAGCTGCTGTGAATCCTATACCAGCTATCACCACATCTTCATCAACCACAGAGTTAGTATATTTAAGTTGTAGATATATTACTTTCTGTGTCCTAATGCTAGATCTTAAAGTAACTACTTGTCGTGACCTATAAGCACCTGTAGCAGCGGTGTCATCGGTTATTTGAAATCTAGAGCTAGTTGTGAAATTATCAGACAAGTCAGCTGCTACATCTAAAGCTGTGCCTGTCATATCTCCACTAATCTCGAAGTTAGTCATAATAGCTCTAACTTTATGCCTAATACTAGGAGTACCAAACGAATAAGGCTTTGTTACTATTTCCATGGCTACAGCACTAGCATCGTCTCTGTAATCTGTACTATTGCCGAGTCTACGTATTGACATTACCTGACCGTTAGTAGTGCCAAAGAATGCATCATTATCTAGGTTGGCCCAACCCGTTGAATTGAAATTATCGTATCTAGTCCAGGCTCCAACACCGCCCTGAGCTTCTCTATCATGATCATACACCAGCACATCACTATTACTAGAGTTACTGGCCACAGGAACAGATAGCTGATACCGTCGTTCTACGGCATAGTGATGCCCTGTAACTGCTAATGTAGCGTCTCGATTCACATCTTGCTGCCATACACGCTCTATCATTTTTCCTATATAGCTGATAGTTAGATCGTAGCTTAGTTTATATATGCCAGACCGGTTAGCAAACATAATACCATTTTTAGTAGGAGCGATGGAGTATGGGAACGTACAACCTAAACCTTGCGTATCTAGTCTTTGCGTAGTTGCTCCAGCAGTACTGAGCTGATTAACATCTACTACATATATACTATTAGTCTTAAATACAATTATAATACCTTCCTTTTGAGCGGCACCAAATGCAGCCTCAGCAAAAAATGGTACTACTCCTGTAATCTCTTGGCCATCAGCAGGATTAACGTCTACTACAGAAGTGCCGCTGTTAGCTGGACCATCAAACATCTCGGGATAGTTAGTATAGCTGATAATTATTCTTGAAGGAAATAGCCTAGTATCTGCTCCTATTGAGGCACCGGCAGTCCTTTGTACATTGTTCACAAACACATTATAGGAAGTGCCGTGTGCAGAATCTAATACTAATTCTACATCTTTTTCGAACACACGCTGCTGCTCTACAATAAGTCTTCCTTCGCCATATTCGCTACCAGATTTAGCATTAAGCCAAGGAACAAAGCTAGAGTTAGAAGACAGGCTTCTATCAAGTATTCGCATACTAACATTGATGGCGTTGGCTAATCTAATCGTTGCCACCGTGCCATAGGATCTGCCGCTTGCTAAGTTACCTTCACGTTGATTGTAATTACCGTCTTCACCTAAAGGTACAGGTATATCAGCGGTATCAGAGGCTGTTATATAGGCGTTAACATCATATACCGTACCACCAGTAGCTGCTCTATCGTGGTTACTCATGTTGATCGTAAACGAAGTAGACGCCACAACACTAGCTACTTGATACCACCCAGCAAATGTTAGGTCGTTATCCGTGTCTGCTGATGTATGATACAGATATACCCAATCTCCTTCTGACAAAGTGTGAGTTGCATCTGTTATTGTAAAGTTAGTGGCTGTAGTAGCTATATCAGTATTAGGCGTGATAGTAGAAGTAGGGCTAGCTATATCTACAAATTCATAAGCTACTCTGTCTACCATGTTGGTATCTGTGCCAGAATCTGCGTTATCTTTTCTAAATAACCAACGCACTTCGTTAGTGCTAGTTAGATCTGCTACATCTAACGTACCATCATTTCTTAATTTAGTCAAAGATATATCATATTTAGGATAGTCTTTTACGTTACCAAATATTAGCCTATTGGCGGCTGATGTGATGTAGGAAGCTCTTAAAGGTTCGCTCCAATTTATGGGGAGCTCATTGCCTAGCAATGGACCGGCTACTAAGTCTGCGTCAAAAGATGCGTTAAGGGCATCATCTTCTATACCGTCCACTGTAACGATATAACCGTCATGATTATCAAAATCAACCGGTATAGTTTCTATAAGCATAAAAGGAGAATTAGGCACATTCTGCAAATCAAACGTTCTGTAGATCTGCACCTCTATTCTATCATAGTCGTAGATGTCTATGTCAGGCAACCCAACTAGCTTAAGTTGTATCTGGCTATCCTCTGTAACATATACTCTAAAATCTTCTGTACCTGTAGAAGCACTAGCTATTATGTTATTATTAGCGTCTACCATATTGAATCTAAAATAGTATCTATAGTCTTTGATACGTACCAGATCAAAAGTAGCGGGAATTCCAGCAACGTTAATAGATTCACTTACTTTAATTTGGTCATTGGTGTCATCAATTTCTACTATCTCATAGATTTCTTTATTTGTAGGCTCATACACTAGATCACCTACACTAAATAGTCCTATATTATTAGCTCCAGAAGTAGTCAGTTGAAATATATTACCTGCTGTTGTGTTATCACATTCTGCTGTAGAAGGAACAAATGTCACGTCGCCAGTAGTTACTAAGTTAACAAATAACTCAGGCTTCCAGTTAGGCAACCCTGCTCTATACACACTAGTTCCGTCGAACTTCATAACTTCATCTGAATCGTTTGTGAAGTACATGTTATCATTGATGATAGTAGACCTAACTATAGGCTGCGATTGGTAGTCGTTAGTGTCAAGAGTCACAGTTCTTGTAGCAGGAGCTATGTCTCCATCGCTATCAGGAATCTCGACAGTGTACCACCTACCCACAGGAGTAAGTGTTACCTGATTAAGTGAGCTATCTGTAAGGGTAATAGCTTCATCTAGGGTAATTGTACTAGCTGTTGGATCAACACTGGTTATTCGTATTTTGCGATCAAATCCAGTAATATCTAGCATATCTCCTTTAACTAGGTAGGTAACATCAGCATTACCAGAACTGTCTCGTATAGAGAATGTATCAGATGTCCTAGTACCAAATAGTCTGAGCCCAGTAGGAAGTTCTATCCTACTCTCGACGTTTTTGACTACTATCGTAGAGCCGCTAGAACTCCGTACAACTAGTGAGTTCGTTATATCAGAAGACAGACTATCCTCAGCCTCAAAGACGCTAGCAGAATTGAGCAGTAACTGATCTGTTGCTATGACAGCGGTACCACCAGCATTGCTTTCATCAAAATCGCTAGAGATTATCGAACTATTCTCTACGGATATCGTTATCTCATCAACGCCATCAGTAAGCGCTTTTATTTTAAACATACCATTAAGTTTGCTGTGATTCATATTAGATATAGTGACGTAGTCCTCAAGACCAGTAGTTGTAGACAGTACTGCAGATAATGTAGTCGGAGCGCCAGCACTATCAAGTATAGCTTTGTTAGTGAGAGTTAGCGTATAATCCAGGTATCCAGTCAAAGAGTTATATGTCGCAGAGCTTACAGTTACTTCACCATTTGATATGCCATCAGCTTCAATAACGCCTCTAGTCCTTACTGTCTCACTAGCTCCTGCAGTTGTGCCTGTGGCATGAAATGGCATATTGAGTACCGTGTTACTATTCACTCTCCTCCTCAGGTCCACGTACCTAGTTGGTGTAGCAGTAGTTCCTATCTCAGCGGCAGTGAGCGCCCTGAATAGATTACCTCCAAGACCGCATAGCAGTCTGGATTCTCCAGCTGACTTGTAGCTGTCTATGTGGGTGACATGACCGCCAGCTGATGCTGTCTCTGGGTAAAGGTCTCCATGAGGGATTCCCCACACTGTAATATGAGGTTCCGTGTCTATGCCAGTTGAGGTTACTGTACCTGTGACTTTTATAGTGTTGACAGCAATGTCAGCAAATTCATAATATATAGCAAACTGTCTAGAAACGGGGTCTGTGTTTGTGATAGTTATGGTAGCTTCTCCAGTCGTGTCATCATACTCGATGCTGTCTGGCAAAGCCCACTGATAGTCTCCGCTGGCATCAAAATAGTACACATCTGCTAACAGAAATGAGGTATCTGTGCTTGGTATAGTAATCGTGTCTGTAGCTCCTGATGCTATAGTACCTGTAACTGAGTTACCAGCATCTACTGAAGTCAATATAATACGCCCGTCTATAGTCTCATTGAAGTTTACAGTCACGTCTCCGGTAGCCTGATCTATGCTAGCGCTATCTGGTAGTACACGGATTAAGTCAGTGCCATCAGCTTCATAGCACAGTATTCTAATACTGAAGTTGTTTAGCTGGTGAGAAGACGCAGGTATAGATACTGTAGATTGTCCAGTAAAGTTAGTCACGTAGACTTCGCCAGGAACTGCAGTCTTGTCTTTGAAGTACAGGTAGGTACTAAATGCTGGAGATGGCGAGTTGTCGACGGTTATATCGCAGCTGTCGTCAGTAGTATCTATCACTACATCATCTGGGTAAAGCCAGACGTTAGACCTGTCAAATGAATTAAGAGATTCAGCCAGACCAACTTCATAGGAATCACTAGCGGCTCCTACAGCATCTATAGATCTTGCTAGTACTTCTACTGTGTTAGCCGGTATCGCTATGGGCTGCTCTACTGAAAATTCACTGTAATAGTTTGTAGAGTTTACGCTAGCCTCAAAATCACCACTCATGCTACTGTTTCCGAGTTTACCATAAACCACAATCGGAGTAGAAGCAGTAGTGAGTAGATTGATAGAGTCATCTAAGACTAGCTGTATGTTGCCTACTAAATCGCTGGTGTAATTAACAGACTTGACACGCAGAGGTACATACCCATAATATCCTTGATATCCTTTACGCTTTGTTAGATGGCCCTCAGAGTGCGTATCTACATTTAGCAAAGAAGTACTAAATCCCTCGCGTATAAGATTAGGAGTAGAGCTAGCGTCTATACCTTTAGCGATGTCATTGAAATATGAACTAAAATAGTTTAGTGCCATAAATACCTCTAGTCAGAGAAGTGTCTTCTAAAATGGCTGAACCAATTCCTGCTACGTTTTTTGACTCTTAGCTGATGCTCTCGTCCAGCCCAAGTAGATTCCCACTTGTCTTCAAACTTAGCCAACGCCCGTTCCTCTGCCTCTGTTGGCTCGCCTAACTTACGCTTAAGCTCAAGTACGGCAAATTGAATTATGTAATTACTAAGAGGTTTTTTTAGATAAGGTACGCAGTTACCAGAGGCTAAGCAGATATGATCATCCAGAACTACTTCAGAATCTATAGCACTGTCTACTGTGCGGTTATATATGGTTGGTCTGTCCGGACTGGACTTAAATGTTACACGCTTCTGGTCTTCATCAATCGACTCTATTTGAAGAGTGTTCTTTATGATACCGGTCTGAGCATCTACAATGTTGACGTAGTTCTTAAGCTCATCTGATTCAGTAGTAAGATCATCGCCCACAGAGTTTAACACAACATAGTTACTCCCCGTGTTTATTGATGTGACACGGCCTTGCTGTTCTACTAGTGGGTCTAGTTCTTTAATATACCAGTATCTAATGTCTCGTTGGCCACCAGCTGGTGTAGGCAGTAAGTAGAACTGTTTGCCTAGTATATAATAATATAAAGGTCTAACTGCGCGAGACTGTGTTTCGTATGATGAGACGTCCCTATAGCTTATTCGTTTGACTTCCCAAGCTATACCAGACTCAAGTATCTCTACCTTTTGTAGCCTGTCCTCGAATATATCTTCAGGTAAGTCATATGCACGTTGACCTGAGACAGACGTAGTAGTGTCGAACACGACTAGCGGATCTGGATAATGTTTCATGAGTACGCTAGTAGCATCGTCCTGGCCTCTGTTTAAAGCTTGTAGTATATCTTCATCCGATACTGTTTCATTATTTTCTTCGTCTAGCTGAGATCTAATCTGGTCCATCAAGTCATTAGTAGTAATGATAGTAGACATACTTATCCCCTAATAACGGTCCCCCCTCCGACTGGTTAATTAGTAGTCCATATCTTCTTCGGGTAGTTCTTCAGCTAGACGAAGAAAATAATGAAACAGTATCGGATGAAGATATACTACAAGCTT